GCATGAGGGATAAATCAACCTCCGCTTACAGCGTTCTTTACATGATACTTTTAGATCAATAACTTTCTTCCTTCCCATAACCAACCTCTATCCGTGCAGTCTGTCGACATTCCGATGTCAAGACACCTTAGTACGGAAGTAAACCGTTTTGGATAGTTAACATAGAGACCCAATCACTGGTCATCCTAGAAACTCATGGTTCGAGACCGGAATTCTTCCGGAGTCTCACCAGGTTTCTGTTGGATGATCTGTTCAAGTGGCTGCCACGCGAACGTGCGTACACAGCCTCCCATCTGCCTAAAGGTTCCTTTTCGGAATTGGCGAAGTACCGTGTGAGACGGATGTCTCACTCGCATCTTTGGCTTATCCGAAGGTTCACCTTCTAGTGCAAGCGGGGGAGTGTATACCTCACGATCCGTGGACCGTTCAACGAATTCAGGTTGCGGACCAATCTTAGGTCCAATTACCCACCGTGGTTGATGAAACATAATGAGTTGGCTCGAGTTCTTCTCGGATACCAACGCAATTTTACCGATCTTTCCAGGTTCCTCCATGAATTTCTTCTCAATGAAGGTTGCATACCTACGTTGGAAGGGAGTCACACGGACCTCTAAACCCTTGGGAGGGTTGAAGCCCAGACCGCCTCGCTCGAAAGGAAGAAACAAATTATAGTTTCCCTTTTTGGTGAATGTTGCGATCGCGCTTTTGTGATAGTGCATAAAGCGGTCATGCGTCCTTAAAGGATTCACACTGCTAGGTACTATTTCATTATAGTAATCCCAGATCGGAGCGAGTTTTGCAGTATCCCGACCAGTAATTTTCGACTGGCCAGTCAGCAAACCGGCATTCAAGTATCCTAAATGTTGGGGAACATTCTCATTATCAGAGTACAACTGTGAATTTACAGTAAAGTACTTCGGATGAATGTAGTTCTTACCCAAGGATAACTCGAATCCCACATGTTTCACCTCATCTTGCCACAAGTCATAGAGATTATCATCAGCGCGGAAGAGGATATCATCCCCATTCACAAGCACTGGCAAATCTCGAATATCAATCTCACGATCTAGATATTTCTCAAGAGATCTCCAATAGGCGACCAGATTCACAATACACAGGATAGGGAAAGACAATGTCGATCCCATCAATTGTCCTGTTGTTTGATGAACTGGTGCAAGCCCACTAGAGGCTGGATAATGTATCTCCTGCTCATAAAGTACAGAGCGGAGAATATCCATAGTCTCAGGATGAATCTTAAGAAGACTCATTTTCAAACTAGATTCGAAGGCGGCCTTGGTGTGACGAATATCCAAAGAATCGGTTGCGGCGGAGTAATCCCCGGAAACCCATTTTGGAAAATTCAGTCCCAACTTCCGTTCTCTTTCTTTGAGATTGATCAAGTCTACAGACCCCAGAGGTCGTCCGGTGAGGACGAACTGAGGAAAGGATTGTAAATATTTCCACATGGCCTTCTGATAGAAGCGGGAGATCCAATAGCGATAACTATCGCCTTTTGTGATCAACCGCACCTTCAAAGGTTCCAACACGGCAGAGACCATCACATTATGTGACCCCTCTCTCGCAAGCTTCACCGCTTCGCGAAAGTTTGGCGCGTACTTACCATAAATGGTTTGTACCACCCCGGGACGTGTTTCTACCATGGAAATCAATCCTTCTTCCAATTCCTCCCGAATGAATCCTCGGGCACCACCTTGAGTTCTTTTCGATTGAAAAGACGCCGCTGAGGAAGCTTCAAAGAGCTTCTCTACAGGAGGGCGAAATTTATCGAAAATTTCATCATACCGTGCCTTGTGGTCGGAATCAGGCGCAATACCCCGGGGTTCCGCGGAGAGTGCCGCACTAAGCTTCTACTCAGCAGATTGAACAAAATCATCTGTTACAGGACCCGCCTCGCGTTTCACCCCTTGCAGAATCCCGAAGAACAATCGGGCATTGCGATCCGTCTTGGAGACAAGACGAGACTTGAGTAGGCGTTTGACTTTACCGATGAACAGAGGATTTCCTT